TTACCGATGGCAGTTGCTGCTCTGAAGAGACCTTCATCAAGAACTTCTACATTATGCAGTTCTTCATTCTCGTAAATCTTATTAACGACCGCAGTTGCAATATCGTCATCAATGCCTTCATTTAGAAGTCCTTGATAAAGCTCTTCGTATATCCCGTTCATTATTTTGAGACTTTTTTATATATTTATCAATCTTATAGTCTCAAAATACGACGAAACCGCCTTATCAGGGCGGTTTTTATGCTTCTTCTTAAATGCTTGTAATGCTGCTCTCCTATCACGCATTGCTTGTGGTTTGAGAGTTGGTTTCTGTTCTTTCTTGGAATGGTGCTTCCAGTTTGGTACGATCATTACTCCTCCTTGTCTGAAGACACTCTACGTGAAAATCCTTTGACCTTATCAAACATTATGACACTTTCAAATTTGTCACGCATATCTTGTTTATGTGAAATGACAAAAATATTAGCGTCTTTAATCACATAGCGAATAATCTTGAGGAACTCGTCGGTTCCAAATCCATCAAGTGAAGAATCAAATACTTCATCCATAATCAGCAGGTTGGTGTTTACAGAGTTTTTGACACGCGCTACTTCACGCCATGTGAAGAGTAGGGCAAGGTCGATTCTCATCTTTTCACCTTCGCTGAAGGAACTATATGAAAAATCTTCGTGAATGGGGGACTTCACAGTTTCCTTGAATTCTTCATCAAGATGGAAGTTAATGTAAAAATCCATCATCTGAAGATAGCGATTAACCTGCTGGTTAATGAATGGAAGATACTTCTTAATAATCTTCGTTTTTACGCCATCGTCCTTAAGTAAGGAATAGGCAAAATCGTGATAAACGATTTCTTGTTTTTTGTCTGCTAAGTCTTCAATTGTCTGTTGGAGATTGGTTTTAAATTCGTCTAGCTTCTCATGTTCAGAATTTCGGTTTGCAAGGTTCTCGGTAATAGTTTGAATTTCATGTTCAAGATCTCTGATTTGTCTCTGGTTGAGGCTAATCCGAGTATTGTTTTGAGAAATGCCATGCGTTAGATTTGTAATCTCCTGCGAAAGGGTATTAAATTGACGCTCTCTTTCTTGTTCAAACTTAATGGTCGATTCCAACTCGTCGAAACCTTCCTTTAGTTCCTTTGCCGTATTTTGAGCGTCGTCAATTTTATTTAACCGGAACGATTCTTCTATATCCTGAGTGCAAGTAGGGCATACCGTATTCTCAGTGAAGAATTTGTGCTCTTTAGTAATGGCAGATACTTTAGCAGAGATTTTACCTTTAAGATTGTTTAGTTTCGATAACTTTTGACGTGCTCCTGTAACTTCCTCTTGCTCTTTCGTGTACTTCTGTATATCTTCGTCAAGATTTGAATTCTGAATCATATATGCATCAACTTCATCCATAAGTTTTGTAATCTTGGCGTTACTAGTTTCAATAGTTTGCTTGCCACGATTTTCCAACTCATCAATAAAGTTTTGTTGCATTTTCATTTTATCTTTGAGTGTCTCTTTCTTCAGATCCATAGATTTGACCTGATCTTTTTGAGTCCTCAACTTATCTTTGAGAAGATTATTCATCAAAGAGAAGATACGAATATCCAACAAGTCTTCAATAACTTCGCGTCGGTTAGCACAAGTCAACTGCATGAAGGGTACAAAAGTACTACTACCCAGAATCACAATCTGAGTAAAAGATTTGTAGTTTACTTTGAGAATATTATCTTCCAACACACGTTGCATCGCACGGTCATCTGCTTCACGATGAAGTTCAGTACCGTTCACAACAATGTCAAATACATTGGGTTTGATACCACGTCTTACAACATACTGACGGGTATTAATCTCAAACTCGATCTCAACTAGACAGTCACGTTCATTTGTACTGTTTGCTAGTTGTGGTTTATTAATTTTACGAAATGGTTTGTTGAACAAAACAAATGTAAGTGCATCCAGCATTGTAGATTTACCAGCACCATTTGTTCCGATGATTAGATTAGTATTATTTTTTCTAAAATCAATCTCCGTAAACTGATTACCAGTGGATAAAAAGTTTTTCCATCTAATCTTCTGAAAGGTTATCATCTAGTCTTGGAGGAATCACGATATCGTTGGGTGTCACCACCGCGTATTTGTAATTATAGCGTTTACAGGTCATAATTGCAAGTGCGTCGTCAACTTCTACAACGTCCATTTCTGCCTCTTCTTCATCTTCTAACTGCATAGCATAACGCTCTGCGTCTTCTTCTTCCTCAAAGAGAAAAAGAACCTTTTCGCCATAGTGGTTCTGGACGGCATAAGCACCGTCCTCTTTATTATCTCTGAGAGTTAGAAGAAACATTACTCCACCTCACAAGCCTGGGAATAAACTTTTTGAAGGATTCCTTTAATAATGGTTTTGTCACCTTCAAATTCTGCTTCTTCAATATAACGATTCAAAATAGAAATAGTGTTCTCACTTTCTTCAACTTCAAAATCTTCATTCTCTTGAATGCTGAAGTTTTCTACAATCTTTAAATCTTGAATGCCACAGGAATATAGTTTATCTATAAACTTTTCAAACTTCTTAGGTTCGGTTTTCTTCCTGACGATGACTTTTACAATCTTACCAACATACTCGCGAGTATCAAAAGTTTGATGTGGAGTATCATCATAGTAAATGTTATAAAAGAGTTTGTACGGATTATTGATGGAGATATGCTCCATTGTTTCCGTATCAAAGATTGTAAATCCACGAGGATCATTTACATCGTTCCAAAACATCTCATAGGGATTACCTAAGTAGAAGATTTTTCCGTTGTCGCTCCGTGTATGGTAGTGTCCTGAAAACACTTTGTTGAACTTCTCAAATACGTCGCACGCCATACCTTCTTCCATGACGTGTCCGCGATGCGCTCTAAATCCGTTGAGCTCAAGGTGCCCCATCGCACATACGCTATCAGAAACTTTGATAGCGTTGACACTACTTTCAAGGTTTTCCGCATTGATCCAAGGAATAAACAGTACTTTTAACTTATCTAGCACAACTTCTGTGCATTCCGAATATACCTGAACATTTTTATATTGTTTAAGCAACAAATCTACAGAATTGATTGCATTCGTGTCTTTATAATATGCCGTATGATTACCAACAATGGTGTGAACTTTCACTCCCATTTTTTCCAGTCGATTATAATAGTTCTCTTTTGCCCACTCAAGAGACCACAAATCAATAGAGCGACGGTTGTCAAAGGTGTCGCCCATATCAATCACTGTTTTGATACCACTTGTTTCAAGATACGGGAAGAATACATCATCATAAAACTTTTTGAAGTATTCGTGCAAGAACTTGGAACCTTTACGGGCACCAAAGTGCTGATCGGTAATGATAGCAATCTTCATCTATTTTTGTAAGCGATAGCATCCTTGATACTATTATACTCCGAACTGCTATTAGAAAGCAAGCTATCATCAACCATCATGACTTCTTCGTAACCAGTCTTCTCGATGATTTTAGTTTTGATTTCCAGTTGCTTCTTCTCTTTCTGAATTCGACGTAGAAAGGCGTAGTGAATAATCTGCGTGAAGTAAGCAAATGGATTCTTAGACTTCTCTGGGTCAAAGTTATGAATATATTGAACACAGTTCTCAATACCATCAGAGATCATATCGTCTCTGAACATGTAGTTGACAAAGTTTGGTTTATAAGAAAGGTGTGTAGCAATCTTTAAGAAACACTCACCCAAGTAATTTGTAATCGGTGGTTTTCCTTCCCATCTTTTAGATCGATCTTCCTTAGTAGGTGCTTTACCATATCTGGAAACAAAGTCTTCTTCTACCTTTGCACGGTATACAATCAGTGCTTCTAGCAACTCTTTATTGTTTACATAGTGTTCTGATTTCTTTTTAGACATAACATTGTTGTTTTAGATAAACTTTCATTATGTACATTATAGCATACTATTAGGACTTGACAACATAGTGAATAATGAGTAGAATACCTTTGTTAGGTTTGAAGAGACAGCTTTAGCTTTCTTTATTATCTTTAAGTTTATAGAGTTTCTCTAGCATTTCTCTTGCATCTTTGACTGAAGAGACATATCCCATCTTATCAGTAATCTTGGTTCTACCATCATCATCCCAATCAGTATCTTCATCATTGAGATATCTATTGTAGAACTCAATCATAGTATCTTCTTTGACTTCTGTCATTGTAATGATCTTATCGTATTTGATTACATACATTGAATCAGTTGGTATTTCCATCCAAGGTTTTACCTTAACGTAGTTGCCTACGTGATTCTTCATTACTTTCATAATCACTGGGTTCATCAGTAGAATTATTGGATCACCATCATTCTCGTCCACACAGACTAGTGAGAACAGTTCTTCCCCTGTAACCAGTTTTATTGCTGCATAAAATTCTTCGCCCATATTAGTTTTTTAAAGGTATGTTTACGATATCATAGTTAAAGTTTTCTTCGTTATAAACTTTGATTCTCTCTATCAAATGATTAAGTGTATAGTTTCGCCTTGACTTGTAGGAGATGTCGTCAGCAATGTCATAGAGAGTTGCCTTTGTTTTGTTATTGCCTTTCCTGAGCAC